GCCGAAAAGAAATCCGCTGTGAAAAACTTGGCCGCAACCGTCAAGATGGAGATCCGGGCCTACAATAACCGCCCCGTTTCCAATGTGCGCATTATCAGTGCCGACTATGACGGCCGTCTGGAGCTTGTTCAGCTGCCCGATAAGCTGGACGAGGCGCACGAGATGGACGCTACCAACTGGTTTCTTAACCATCATTATTTGAAGAGTTACAACAGCCCCTATGACTGCACAGGGCAGGAGTTCACGAATTGGTTCTATCTGTTCCGGCGGCGTGGTCACTGGTTTGCATATCACTCGGTTAGCCGAGATGTTTAAGGAGGAAGTACAATGACGGACGAAAAAGCTATCGAAAAGATACTCTATGACCAGCAGCAGGGCTGGCCGCTGTGCCCCCGCTGCGGCGAGAGGATGCCGGACAAGCTGACCCACGGAGCACTGAGTCGCCACGCCAATGGCGTGTACATCTGTGAGGCTTGCGGCACCGATGAAGCCCTCCGGGACTGGGGCGGCAACGTCAAGCCCCTGTCTGACTGGGTGCTTGTTCGCATATACAATGGAGATCTTCGGAGGTAATCGATATGGAAGAAATGCTCCTGTCACTGAATGGACCGTGGTCAAACGCAGCCTGCATCGGCTACTGTGTCATGGCGATGCGCAACGCCGGTTTGAGTGAGAAAACACAGCGCAAAGTCCTTGATGAACTGACCCGATGTTTCGACGACGTGAGTGTTGAAGACGCTGCACAGATGAAGTTCTAACAAACAAAAAATCCCCCTACACTGGCCCGAAGGTCAATGCAGGGGGATTTTTGCGCGCTACCGAGGTAGCCAAATATAAAATCAAGAGTGGACCATGCCGGGCCGCTCTCTACAAAAGCCGAAGCTTTTCAAGTGCCTATATTTTACACGGCACTCATTCAGCAGTCAAGACTTTTTGCCCAGTGCTGCGGTCATAACATCAAAGGCGTGTTCGATGACAGTATCCAGCACCTCGTCGGTGATGGCCCAGCGGATAGCCGCCGGGCACTTGGTGCGGAGAGCAGCGAACACCTGCTTCTTCTTTTTGGCACCCTGACCGCTGCCCATGATGGACAACTCGGCCTTTTTGACCAGTTCCAGAGCCAGATCCTTGACGGTGGCCTTGTAGCCAAGCCGGATACCGCCGATTGCCAGTGCGATAAAGCCCGCCAGCATCAAGACGATGGCGACGGGAGCGGGAATAAAGTTCAGCATAGCTTCCATGATATTGCCTCCTATAAGTATCAGCGGCGCGGAGAGACACCCCTGCGCCGTTTTGTTGTGTTGGTTATATCGGATGTTTCACAGGTACTTGGAAGCCCCGGAAATGGCCTTCCAGCTGGCAGGGCCGCAGATTCCGTCCACGGTCAGGCCATGCGCCTCCTGCGCCCTCATCAGGGCGTTCTCGGTGACCTCGCCGAACAGGCCATCAGCCTTCAGCTTCAGGAGCTTCTGAAGCATAATGGTGGCACTGCGGTTTGCAGGCCCGGTGCAGCCCCGTCGGATGGTGGGAAGCACGAATTTGTTGTAGGTCGTGCTGGGGTACTTTCCCGGCGTGGTGCAGAGCCACGTCGCTTTCGTGCCACGGGTGTCGGCGTGAACAAAAGCCCCACGGCTGTGCCAGTAGATGCCGATGCCGCCGAACCCCACGGCCTGAGCAAGGATGCCCAGTGCCACCGGGTTGATGCTGCGGTTCTCCGTCCTCCAGTCCGCCGCCATGCCATAGCGGTGCTTGGAGTTCTGGCTTCCGCCCACAGCCGCATTGTGCGTGATGCAGCGGTAGCCGGACGTGATCTTCAGCGGACGGTCTACTTTGTCCCGGAGGAGCTGGAGCTTTTCGGCCAGCTCCATGTCAACCGACTGCTGTCCGCAGCCGCAGGGGCACTCGAACTCAGACTTGGTAAAGTTCTTGGTGAGCGCGGTCTTATCCCCGCGCTGGAACGCAATGATGCTCAACTTGCACACCTCCTAAAAACCGATTTGGGTGAACACATAGCCGAGAAAAGCACCGATAATGGCCGTTACTGCATAGCCAACGGCCTTACGCCACAGCTCTCCATCGCGGCTCTCCAGAGTTTCCAGCCGTTTTCCCTGCTTTTCCTGCTCCCTGACCATGCTCTCCATACTCAGGGCCAGCTTCTCGACCGAAGTGGACAGTGCGCCCATTTTGCTTACGCTTTCCTCCAGCAAGGCGATTCGTCTGTCCTGACGGGCATTTTCCTCTTCGAGCCGACGCTTGAACTCCTCATGCTCGGCTCGCGTAATAGGCTGGTCCATCTGAACCTCCTTCTACATCGTCTAAAGAAAGGAGGCACCAAAAGGGCACCCCCTGTGCGATTATTTGACTGGTAACTGGACCAGCGCAGCGATTGCCCGCAGGTCGATAACTGGAGCATCATAAAACGCCCGTGCCCACAGCCAGTGATCATCGGATTCAGGGCGGCGGTACCGCTGGCAGAGTGCCGACGACCAGACCTTATCCCAGCGGGTCTGGTAGGCTGCATCCCGGCGCTCAAGGCACCGCTGGATGCTGTCAACCAGCTTCCCCCGCAGGTCACCAGCGCCGTCGTCGTCCTGCACGAAGTAGTCCAGAGCGTTCTGGCTACTCACAGTGCATACACGCTTATTCTGGTGTATAAGAAAACCGCCCTGATTACTCAGGACGGTTCCATAAGGGATGTTCACACGCCCGTCAATCCCGACGAAGCGGGCCCGACGGCGGGCGATAAAGCGTTCATGCTCCATAGGTTAGACCTGCTCTTTCTTCTCGGCGAGCATACCGGTCAGCTCGGCGTAGTGCTCGTCGGTCAGTTTGCCGGCGGCGTAGAAAATATCGATCTTCTCCGCCAGACCATCGGTACTGCCGCGCTCGATCATACGCTTGCAGGTGCGATACAGAACCATTTCCGTTGCTTTACTCATTGCCTTTTCCTCCTATCAGGTATTCTCAGTGTCATCCGTATCGGAGACATTCAACTCCAGAAGGGTCAGGCGATAAGCCTGATCCACGTTCATCTCGTCGGCATCCTCGATGGCAGCTTTCGCCTCCATAATCCAGCCACCAATGTCGGTCGGCTCCAGAATGACGCTCTCTGCATCATCCAGAGGCTTCCGACCAAACAGGTGGTACGGAGTGCCGGCATAAGAAATGCCCGAAGCATCAGGCTCCGGGCAGAGGATATAACAGCCGTTGTCGGCTTTTTTGATGTAGGTCACGTCCTCGGTCAAGGCAAGGACGGTGCCATCACTGGCTTTGATGATTTTGTTGAACAAGGCACTCTACCTCCAAAAATTGCATAGCAAAGCCGCCGCAGACGCAGCAGCCGCCCATGGTCATCAAAATTTTTATAGTAGGCTTCTTGGCAGTTCATATACTGCGCTACCTCCTGCAGGGTACGTTTCCCGGCCAGCCATTCACGGTGGAACAGCTTCAGTTTCCTCCGTGCGCGTATCACGCCGTCACGGCTACCATTGACTTTGATTTTCCCGGTCTCGGTCAAGGTAAAACGAGCCTTGCACCAGCGGAAAGGCTTTGTCAGAGGGATAATCTTGCATTTCTTCTTGTTGACCGGGATGCCGCGGATTTCAAACTGGCGCACGATAGCGCGGCCCAGCTTTTTCAGATCTTCGATATCCGGGAGAATGATGCAGTAATCATCCATGTAGTGTCCGGCGCTATGCGTGGACATCTGGCATTTGATCCAGTTGTCCACAGCACTGGGCATTGCCGCCATTTCTTGTTGGCTCGGCTCAACGCCCAGCGGCATCCCACGGCCCGGAAATTCGCCGGGAGCAGTATCAATAATGGTATCTGCTATCCGCCGAAAATCAGGGTTCAGGATATACCGCTGGTGCCGCTGATAGATGATAGAATGGGGTGCATAAGGAAAGAACTTCTTCAGGTCGAGCAGCAACACCCCGCCCGCACGGCCATACTTGCGGTAATGCCGTGCCAGCTGCTGTTTGATGCGCTTGATCTGCCAGTGCAGTCCTTTACCAATCCGGCTTGCACCGTTGTCATAGATCATGCTGGGGTCGTAAAGCGGCTCCAACACTTCCTTGCTGATGACCTTGTGGATTTGTCGGTCTGTAATATGAGGAGCGTCAATCCCACGAATCTTGCCGCGTTCGCAGACCGTGAAATGAACGTATTTCTTAGGCCGCCACCTTTTTGCCAAAATAAGCCGCCGCTGCTTCGCTGTGTGGGAAAACAGATGCCGCTCAAAGTTCTGCGTGCTCTGCTTCCAGCGTACACCGTTGCAGCATTTCCGGCCATATTTGAACATCGTGTGGTAACTGAATACCTCTTCCAACGAACCGAGGGCGGCACAACGAGCTTCCTGTCTGGCTCGGCGTGCTGCCCGGCGGCGCTGGTATCGTGCTTCATGGCGCTCCTGACTTGTCATAAAAGTATTCGCTCCTCGTGCAGATGAATTGTAGGGCATCGTCTAATCTGCTTTATGCCGGCACATGAAACGCGGTAAGATGCATCCCGCGCCATGCAAGAAGCGTCCGTGTCAGCATATCGAAAAGCAGTTTTAGAGGTTTGACCCTCAGGGAAGTACCTCTCCTTTTGCTATGGTCGTCTTTCACCTATGGCTACTCCATGTGACCAAGCATTGCAAAATCCGGGCACAACACCATACGCATTGTTAGCGTTGTTATAGTCCAACGACCCCGACGACGAAACCGCGCAGAAGTAGTTGTTGTTGTTGATGTTGTTGTTGTTGTAGTTCGGCGACCGCAGCCACCAGACCGCCGCCGCAGGAATTGACAGAGATACACCCACTTAAAAATCAGGCTTTCCGATTGACCGTTCCGATCATGCCTTGCAGCAGGTCGTTTTCCCTGTCAATCAGTTCACCCAACTTTTGAGCCATTTTGTCCAGTCTTTCAGTTGCTTTCTTCGCATCGACACTTTTCCCTGAGGGAGTTGTGAAACATCCCTGCGGGTTCTGGGTCATGATGAGATAGCAGTGAGTCAACCGAACATCCAGCGCCATCAGGGATGCCCGCGCTTCCAGAAGATGTGCTTTACGAAGCTGGCGCCGCTGATCGTCGGAGGGATAGATGCTGTTTGCCTTTTCGGCGTGGTCTATCACCTCGCCTGCCAGCTTTGCAACCGGTTCTGCAATCAATCTGGAATACCTTGCGGAAATGCGGGTCAGGAAGTTTATCGTTTCAATGTAAATCGCATTGGCGACATTCACATACTCCGCCTTGCTTTCTGTGCGCTTGGATTTCAAAACTGACATGATACTTTAGTCTCCTTCGGGGTCATCGAGATCGATTTCCCCTTGCTCTCGCTCAACTTCTTCCAAATGCTTGAGCAGCACATACTCTATGTAGTTCGTGATGGACCGATGCTCTTTTGTTGCTAGAACGCCGATCTTATCAAAAACTTCATCGGACAGGCGCAGTGTAAAGACGCGCTTGTTAGTTGCCATACAATACCTCCTAACAAACAGGTTTTGAAAGTATTGTATAGCGTTTTTCGTGCCGTGTATGCACTCATAAGACAGTTGAGTGATAGCACTTTCGGTATCTTTTTTCAAAAATTTGCGCGGGGCGCTGACGCGCCCTTTGAATTTTTTTAGGAAAGTTTGCTGTTTTCCGCCCACTTCCGTGGGCTTGAGTAGGTCGAGAACCCCTGCGGGGGATTAGACTACAAAGCCGGGCACAACACCATACGCATA